AATCAAGCTAAGATTGTTTCATCGGGAGTTGTTGAAACTGATAATACAAATGGTAAGCCTACATCTGTGTGGGCAACTGATAAGTATGATTTAACAAATAACGTACTTACAACTTTAGAGTATTATAATATAGTTAAAATAAGAAGACCAAATAGAACTACAAATAATATTACGACAATAGCGGCAAACACCACTTCACCTCGTATACTGACTTGGTCATCAAATGGTTCGGGTAATACATATGTATCTAATATGGATGGGCAAGTTAGTTTTGGCTCTTCAGTATTACAGAGTGGTTATATTCTTGATACTTACAGACAAGCGGATGGAGAGATGTTTTTATTCAGAAATAATGCTCAGCAAGGTGGAACACCGAACACAACAAGCGTAGGTTCTATTTTAAATAGATTTGGGTCAAGAGGTTCTCTATTTACAACAGGAGAGTACCAAGAGTGTATATTATGGAATGACAACACTTATAATGATAGGTCTGCTATATACGATGATTTAGATACATATTACCAATAAGTTATGGAAGTATTAGGATATAAATATACAGTTGAATCAGAGGCTTACTATGGACTTCCTACTGCTCCCGATAATATAACTATTTATTGGGTGAATTACTTTGAAGCAGTAGATAACACTCCTGTTTTTTGGTACATTATATTTGACGAAAGTGTAAGAGCAATACTCGGAGACCCTACAAATTTTAATGTGGATGGTAATTCTGTTAAAAAATAATAAAAATAATTGTACCTTTAAAGTATAAAAAAAAATAAAAATACAAGTGACGGGATTTCAGATAGGTTTTGATGCTTTAATTTCTCTGCTTTCTGCAGTAACAGGAGCTCTTACCGTGTGGTATAGTTTGAAGGGAAAGGTTGAGATTCAGCAGGTAATTTTAAATAACCTTACTTCGGATATGGACGACATTAAGACACACAAGAAGGAGGGTAATATTTTATTGCACAAGAGAGTAGATGACCTTAAGGGTCAGGTTGAGAGAAACAGGGAAAAAAACGATGCCTCATTAGCAGAGTTGAAGACCGAGATGGGAGCGATGGAGTTAAGAATTATCCAAGCCATTCATGCGATCAAGAAATAGTTGCCTTCTATTATTAATTTTACTCATAATCTCTTGCACTCCGCAAAGAAGATTCACTAGGCTTGTGGATAAATATCCTTATCTCATAACCACAGATACTGTGACGATGATAGATACAGTAACAGCAACCATACCAAGTGTTGTTCATGACACAGTTATTAACGAACACTTCTTTCATGAGATAACCAAGGACACACTTATATTAGAGAAAGACAGACTGACCGTAAGGATATTTCACGACACAATAACCAGGGAGGTATATATAAAGGGTGAGTGCGACACCGTCACAATAGAAAAGATTGTAGAAAGAAAGATTCCCGTTAAATACTACGAAAAGACTCCGCTATGGAAGAAGGTTATGAACTGGTTGATATTTGCAGTCATAGTTTATGGAGTCTTTAGATTAGTTATATTTGTAAAAAAAAAGATATGAAAAATAGATTATTCTCAAACTACGTAACAACAATATTAGGGTGTTTAATTTTAATATTTTGTGGTGTAATGATTTACACTGAAAAGGAAACAACAGAAGGAATGGCAGGATGGCTTGCTGTAGGTCTGATGTTCCTTCGATCAAAAGACAGCTTGATAGCACTACCTGCAAAAGATAAATAGATGGGTGTAGTGCTCGTAATAATTGCGGCTTACCTTGCTGCCTCATTAATAATTACAGTATGGAAAAGATGATTACATGTCCTAATTGCAAGACTGAGTTTGATATGTCTATAAAACCTCATAGATCAGAATCAAAATATCTATGGATACTTGATAACGGACATGGTGGTGTTATTGATGGTGTTTATCAGACATCGGGAAAGAGATCTCCAGTATGGCCAGATGGCGAAGTCTTGTACGAGGGCGAGTTTAACAGGGCTATCGTAAATAGAATTGTAGACATGTGTAAGTCAAATAATATTGACTGTGTGAACTTAATAGACACGCAAGAGGATGTCCCTTTAAAAGAAAGACCTAAGATGGCTAACAAGCTGGCAAAGTCTTCTGAAAAACCTTGTATATATGTCAGCGTTCATGCTAATGGATTTACTGATGAGTCTGCAAATGGGTGGGAGGTTTTTACATCTCCAGGGCAAACCAAGTCGGATTCAATAGCGACAGTTCTTTATGAAAAGGCTAAGGCTGAGTTTCCAGAAAGAAAAATGAGACCATCAATGGGAGATGGAGATCCTGATAAAGAATCAAAATTTACCGTCCTTATGGATACATCTATGCCTGCTATATTATCAGAAAACTTTTTTATGACAAACTACAGAGAGTGTCACGAAATACTTATGAGCGAGTCTGGTAGAGACAGGGTCGCTAAGATACATTTTCAAATGATTCAACAGCTGGAGAATGCGTAATAAAACATTAGGCCTTCGTAAACCTAAAAAGAAGCGTACAGGGATTCATAGTAAGAATAATTCAAGGTTAAAGAAATCTGTTAATTACAAAAAGCCTTACAGAGGGCAAGGAAAATAAAAATTACTATATTTGTACTAAATAACTGACATGGCAAAAATAGATTCATATTCAACAGCTACACCGACAGAGAACGATATATTACTAGGATCAGACTCTGACGCTGCAAACGCTACAAAGAACTTTACGGTAGGATCGCTAAGAAATTACATGATAACGTCTAGCGTTCCAGCAACTGCATCTTCAACTGGAGTAGCTGGTACACTTGCTTATGATTCAAGCTATCTATATGTTTGTGTAGCCACAAACACATGGAAGCGTGTTGCTATAGCTAGTTGGTAGTAAAATAAATTAAATGAAAAAAATTGAAAAGGATGAGCTTGAGAAATTAATCGAGCTCAACAAGAATTACAGGGACCTCAAGTTTCAAATAGCTGACATTGAGATCACCTTCGAGAGACTAAAAAATCAAAAGATAACGTCTATAGCTAACCTAGAGATGGGGGCACATGACCTTGCGGAATATCAGAAGGAGATTTCTGAAAAGTACGGAAATGTAGACATAAATCTACATACAGGTGAATATAGTTAGAAAGATATCTGTAGGACCAGACTATATGAAGTGCATGCACTATGTAGTAGGACAGGAGGTTTTGGGAAGAAGTTACACGATAGATTCAATAATACAGGAGGATACTTCTATATCTATATACATACGTAAGGATGACGAGATCGTTAAGTGGAAGCAGTTTAGCTCTACAATGCCTGTATCTATAGAGTTTAAAATAGACTTCTGATGACATCTCCATACTGCTTCGTTATAAAGCCTGTCGATGGAAGGCGTTATGACAACATACGCAGCTATGATGGCAAGGAGTTTATCATAAGCACGTCCCAGGAGGACCACACCGTATCAAATAGATTTGCTGAGGTTATATCAAGGCCCACATACTACAGCGGACCAATACAAAAGGGAGACATAGTTATAGTACACCACAACGTGTTTAGGTACTACTACGATATGAAGGGTAATCAAAAAAGTAGCTGGCACCATGTAATGGATGACATATTCATAGTGGAGCCCAGTCAGGTTTATTTGTATAGAAGAGATGAGGTGTGGAATGCACCGTCTCCATTTTGTTTTGTAAGGCCTATAGAATCTGAAGATCATATGTTTACTCAGTTAGGAAACTTAGAGCAACTGTGGGGTGAGTTGGTTTTTAAGAACAGCGATATAGACTACGTGGATCATGGAGATATTATATCATTTACTCCAGACAGCGAGTATGAGTTTAGGATAGGAGATGAGATACTATACAGGATGTACAACAAGAACATATGTCTAAAAAGGTAGAAATATTACAGGCGGCCAAGCTGGCTATTGACGAGTTGATTAAGGTACTAAAGGAGCCTATAATCACACATGCTGATGATGATATAACGGCTGACAAGATGAAGAATGCAGCATCCGCTAAAAAGCTAGCATTCGATGACGCACTTGCTATGCTTCACAAGATAGAAGAGGAGGAGACTGGTAAGGATGAGATTAAAGTTATAGACGCTGGAAAGAACGGATTCGCAGAAGGTAGGGCTCGTGGAAAATAACCTATATAAAATATCAAAGGATTACATAAGCAAGAATGCCTTGATTTCAAGAAACAGGGCAAAAAAATGGGTTTACGGCTATGACAAGAAGTATGATGTTGTAGTTATATCTAAGGATGGAACTATCGGTGATGTATATGACATAAATGGACTCAAGATAGCTATACCTTCCAAGCCAAAAAAAGTAGACGTAAAGGAAGATAAATGGGTTGCCTATGATTATCCTAAAGAGCTTTCTAAAATAAGAACGATATTTGATTGGAATAGAAAGGATAATCTTTTTAAGTCTAAATACGTAGACTTTATAGAGGGTGAGTTTGATAGGAGAGAGGATGGGTATTGGTTCATGAACAACGGAACACCTACCTACATTACTGGATCTCATTATATGTACCTTCAGTGGACCAAGATAGATGTAGGTCATCCTGACTTCAGAGAGTCAAATAGAATATTTTATATATTTTGGGAGGCATGCAAGGCTGACAAACGATGCTTTGGTATGTGCTATTTAAAAAATAGACGTTCTGGTTTTTCATTCATGGGATCCGAGGAGTGTGCTAACATAGCAACAATATCAAGGGACTCACGTATAGGAATCCTTTCAAAGACAGGTAGTGATGCCAAGAAAATGTTTACAGATAAGGTTGTACCCATCGTAAGGAACTACCCTTTCTTTTTTAAGCCTATTCAGGATGGTATGGATAATCCAAAGACAGAGTTGGCGTTCAGGGTTCCTGCGAGTAAGATCACTCGTAAGAACATGGACGAGGAAAAGGATGATGAGATTGAAGGGCTTGACACAACCATTGACTGGAAGAACACGGATGACAACAGCTATGACGGTGAAAAGCTTTTACTTCTTGTACATGACGAGAGTGGTAAGTGGTTGAAGCCAAATAATATTCAGACTAACTGGCGTGTAACTAAGACATGTCTAAGACTGGGTAGTAAGATTATAGGTAAGTGTATGATGGGATCCACATCCAACGCACTCTCAAAGGGTGGTGAGCAGTTCAAGAGATTATACATGGATAGCGATCCATCCGTAAGGTCTGCAAACGGACAGACAAGGAGTGGGTTGTATTCATTGTTTATACCGATGGAGTGGAATTATGAGGGCTATATCGATCAGTATGGATGGCCTGTGTTTGAGGATCCATCTAAGCCAGTTGTAGGTGTAGATGGCGAGATGATAGATGACGGTGTTATAACGTATTGGAATAATGAGGTTGAGGCACTTAAGTCAGATCCAGATGCATTGAACGAGTACTACAGGCAGTTTCCTAGAACTGAATCTCATGCATTTAGGGATGAGTCTAGACAGTCTATATTTAACCTCACAAAGATATATCAGCAGATCGATTACAACGACTCATTGATAAAGGACAGAGTTTTAACACGAGGATACTTTCATTGGAAGAATGGAGAGAAGGATACAACGGTTATATGGACCCCTGACAAAAAAGGCAGGTTTATTGTATCATGGGTTCCGAGCTTTGAGCATAGAAATAATGTTATAAACAGAGGCGGTGTTAAGTATCCTGGAAACGAACACATGGGATCCTTTGGATGTGACCCGTATGATATATCTGGGGTTGTTGGAGGTAGTGGATCTAACGGTGCACTGCACGGTCTTACTAAGTTTCATATGGAAGACGCTCCATCTAATGAGTTCTTTCTTGAATACATAGCTAGACCAAAAACGGCAGAGATATTCTTTGAGGATGTACTCATGGCGTGTGTATTTTATGGTATGCCTATACTTGCGGAGAACAACAAGGCTAGACTTCTTTACCATTTTAAGAACAGAGGATATAGAGGATTTTCAATGAACAGGCCAGATAAGAACAAGAAGAGGCTATCTAAGACAGAATTAGAGCTTGGGGGTATACCTAACACCAGCGAGGATGTAAAACAAGCTCACGCATCAGCTATTGAATCCTATATAGAACAGTACGTAGGGTTCGACTCTGAGGGCACATATAGAGATGCTGGTAACATAGGCAGTATGTATCTTACTAGAACTCTTGAGGACTGGGCAAAGTTTGAGATAAATAACAGGACAAAGTACGATGCCTCTATTAGCTCAGGTCTAGCTATAATGGCAAATAAAAAGTATATTTCTAACGTACAGAAAAAAGAATCAAAAATAAGTATTAAATTTGTAAGATATGATAATCGTGGTAATAGAAGCGAAATAATAAAGTAATGGAGAAACCTTCAGTAATAATTAATCAATTACCCTTCCCGAACCAGATGGCTTCTGACGAAGAAAAATCTTCAGAAAAGTATGGATTGAGCGTGGCCAAAGCTATCGAGGGTGAGTGGTTTAAAAGAAAAGGAAATTCTTGTAGGTTTTATGACCAATGGGGAGAGTACCACAGATTAAGGCTTTATGCCAGAGGCGAGCAGCCAATGCAGAAGTACAAGGATGAGTTAGCCATAAATGGTGACATGTCTATGTTAAACCTAGACTGGACTCCTATTCCGATCATACCTAAGTTTGTAGATATAGTTGTTAACGGAATGAATGACAGGCTTTACAAGGTTAAAGCCGAAGCTCAGGATGTGATGTCTGCAGAGAAAAAGAATCAGTTTCAGGAGTCTATAGAGAAAGACATGGTTTCCAAGGACTTCTTAGAAATGACAAAGCAGGAGTTTGGCATCAATGCATTTAATATGGATCCTAACGAACTGCCAGCTGATGATCAGGAGTTATCATTGTATATGCAGATAAACTACAAGCCTGGAATAGAAATAGCTGAAGAGGTTGCTATAGATACTATACTTAAGATGAACAAGTTTGACGAGGTTAAGAAGAACTTCGACTACGACGTCACAACTATAGGTATAGGCTGCATGAAGCATAATTTTATGGTAAATGATGGTGTGAATGTAGAGTATGTTGATCCAGCAAACTGGATACACAGTTACACGGAGAAGGAAGACTTCTCAGACTGCTACTACTTCGGTGAGGTTAAGCAAGTTCATTACACAGAGCTTTTAAAAATAAATCCAGACCTTACCGACGAACAGCTTACAGAGATAAAGAACTCTAGCTCTGCATATAACAATTACTTTCCTATAATCAGAAACTATCAGGACGATGCATTCCTAAACGAGGTAGTTACACTGATGTACTTTAATTACAAGACGAGCAAAAGATTTGTCTGGAAGAAAAAAATATTAGATAATGGCGGAGAGAGAGTTATTAGAAAGGGAGATACATTTAACCCTCCAACAGGTGATGGTGTTCCTTTTGAAATAATTGAGGCACCAAGAGAGGTTTGGTATGATGGAATCCTGGTAGCTGGATCTAATATACTACTAAAGTGGGAAATGGCTAGAAATATGGTTAGACCTAAATCAGCATCTCAGAGTGCTATGCCAAACTATGTGGCTCATGCACCAAGAATATACAAGGGCAATATAGAGTCATTAGTTAGAAGAATGGTACCATTTGCCGATCAGATTCAACTGACACATCTAAAGCTACAGCAGGTTATGTCAAGGGTTGTACCTGACGGTGTGTTTATAGATGCAGATGGTATTAATGAGGTAGACCTTGGAACAGGTGCTGCATACAATCCTGAGGACGCACTTAAGCTATATTTTCAAACTGGTAGCGTTATAGGTCGAAGCTATACACAGGATGGGGACTTTAATAATGCACGAGTTCCAATACAAGAATTAAACTCAAACAGTGGTCAGTCTAAGATGTCTGCACTTATTGCAAACTATAACCACTACCTTAACATGATTAGGGATGTAACTGGTATAAACTCTGCAAGGGATGGATCAAGTCCTAACCCTGATGCACTTGTGGGTGTTCAGAAGTTGGCTGCATTGAGCTCCAACACTGCCACGAGACACATACTAAATGCAGGGCTTTATGCAACAAGAAGACTTGCCGAATGTATATCATTGAGGGTTGCAGATGTGCTTGAGTATGCAGACTTTAGAGAGGAGTTCGCCATGCAGATAGGTAAATATAACGTCGCTATACTTGACGAGATCAAAGACTTGTACCTGTATGACTTTGGAATATTTATAGAGGTTGCTCCAGATGAGGAGGAGAAACAGATGCTTGAGGCTAACATAAATGTAGCACTTCAGCAGAAGACTATAGATCTTGAGGATGCAATAGATATCAGAGGGATGAATAATATAAAGCTGGCAAATGAGATGCTTAAGGTGAAGAGACGTAGGCGTATGGAAGAGATGCAGAAGCAGGCTCAACAGCAGCAGCAGATGAAGTTGCAGTCAGACCTTCAGACTCAGCAGTCGGCTGCACAGCAGAAGGCACAGCTTATACAACTTGATGCTCAGGCAAAGGCACAAGTAAAAGAGGCAGAGGCACAGTTTGAGATTCAGAAGATGAATGCAGAGGTTGAGGCAAAAAGATATCTAATGGATCTAGAGTTTCAGTATAATATGCAGCTTAAAGGTGTAGAGGCCGAGTCTTTGATGAGTAGAGAGGATAAAAGAGAGAAGGCGAAGTCTGAAAGAATTAGTCAGCAAAATACTGAACAGTCTAAGCTTATAAACCAAAGAAAGAACAACCTACCGCCTCAAAATTTTGAGAGCACGGAGGACACTCTCGATGGTTTTGGATTAGAATCATTTGGCCCTAAATAGGATACAAAAATATTACTTAACTTTGTGGATAAATAAAATATAATAAAATGGCAGAAGAATTTAAAGTAAGAGCCGTTGACTTTGAAGAGAAGTCGGCACAAGAGATCGAGAGAGATCTTTTAGCCAAGGCAGAGAATGAAAATAAACAGGCTGAAGTAGCTACTGAAAACACTGATATTGTAGACACTACAGAAGCACAACAAGATACTGAGCCGAAAGGCGAAGCACAAGAGCCGTCCTTGAATGACGGTGACGTTCTTTCATATATTGGTAAGAGGTACGACAGGGAGATAAATTCTTTGGACGAGTTGTTCGAGCAGCGTAATGCTAACGAGGAACTACCAGAGGATGTATCGGCATTCCTGAAGTACAAGAAAGAAACAGGTCGAGGTATCGGAGACTTTGTTAAGATCAATAAGGATTATGACACTGTTAACGACGACCAGCTACTACTTGACTACTACTTAGAGCAAAACAAAGGTTTAGATCGTGAAGATGTAAGCTTTGAGATAGAGGACAAGTTTTCTTATGATGAGGATCTCGATGACGAAAGAGATGTCAAGTCCAAGAAGGTGGCGAAGAAGAAAGAGCTTGTTAAAGCTAGAGATTACTTCAACTCTTTAAAAGAACAGTACAAGGTTCCACTTGAGTCAAGGGATTCCTTTGTTCCAGACGAAGAGAAGGAGGAGTTTAATAGCTACAAGAAAACAAAAGAGCAGCGATTGCAAAACGATAAGACGCTTGCTGAGAGGGCTAAAAAATTTACAAGTAAGACGAGTGAATTATTTTCTGAGAATTTCGAAGGTTTCGGGTTCAACATATCAGAAGATAACAAGGTTGTCTACAAGCCAGCTGATAGCAAGACCTTGCTCAACGAGCAGTCTGACCTTAATAACTTTGTTAATAAGTTTACAGGTGAGGACGGATCGATTGAGGACTATGAGGGATTCCATCGTTCTATAGCCGTGGCTTCAAACCCTGAGAAGTTTGCCAAGTATTTTTACGATAAAGGTATGGCAGATGCGGTAGGCGATGTGGCTAAAGAGTCTAAAAACATTGACATGACTCGTCAGTCCACAAAGGTTACCCCTAAGGAGGGTGTGCAGGTCAGGTCTATAGACGCAAGTCGAGGCAATAGATTAATTATTAAAAAACGTAAAAACTAAAAAAAATGGCTGGATCATTACAAACCAACCCAGGTGTAGCAATTACACCTAGTTCGGTTAAGGCAACATTGCCTACAAATTACATCACCAATTTCGACTTCTTGACACAGTATCTTCCAGATACTTACGAAGCTGAATTTGAGCGATATGGAAACAGATCAATCTCATCATTCTTGAGAATGGTCGGTGCAGAACTTCCTACTAACTCTGACTTAATCAAGTGGGCAGAGCAAGGACGTTTGCTGGAGCAACAAAGTGTGTTTTTAGAAAGAATCAAACTGTATTTTTATCATCAGAAAGCGTATCTGCAAATTCAGCTAAGGCTGTTATTTCAGGAGTCGGTACTGCTGACGGTCTTGCTGATGACCAACAGTTTCAGGTTAAATTTTACACCGCAGCTGGGTCACCATTTACGCAAACTACTGAGACGGTAACTGCATTCGTTTATGGATCTGAGTTCGGTAAAGGTACTGCAGGAATGGAAGGATCGTTAGAAGCTGAAGATTCAATATTCTCTTGCAAGCCAATCATCATCAAGGACAACTATGAGGTGTCTGGATCTGATATGGCTCAAGTTGGATGGGTTGAGGTTACAACTGAGAACGGTGCGACAGGGTACTTATGGTACTTAAAGTCAGAGCACGAGACTCGTCTACGATTTGACGACTACCTAGAGATGGCTATGGTTGAAGGTGTTCCTGCTGAGGCAGCATCTGCAGCATTGGCTTATTTGTCACCAGCTACAGCAGCGGCTCCAGGAGCAGCGGCAGGTACGACTGCGGCAGGTACTGAAGGTATGTTTGATACTATCGAGGATAGAGGTAACGTATGGTCAGGTGGTACACCATCTGCATTGGCAGACTTTGATACAATCGTACAACGTCTTGACAAGCAGGGTGCTATCGCTGAGAACGTATTGTTCTTAAACCGTCAGTTCTCTTTCGATATTGACGACATGCTAGCAGCTCAAAACTCTTACGGAGCAGGTGGTACATCTTACGGATTGTTTGACAATTCAGAGGAGATGGCACTTAACCTTGGATTCTCTGGATTCAAGAGAGGTTATGAGTTTTACAAGACTGACTGGAAATACTTAAACGATGCTACGCTTCGTGGAGGTCTAGTTGGTGGAGCTATCAATGGTGTACTTGTACCAGCTGGTACTACATCAGTGTACGATCAAGTTCTTGGTAAGAACGCTAAACGTCCATTCTTACATGTACGTTACAGAGCTTCTGAGGCTGAGGATCGTCGATACAAAACTTGGATGACAGGTTCTGCAGGTGGAGCTATGAGTAGCGACATCGATAAGATGCAGGTTAACTTCTTGTCAGAAAGAGCACTTTGTGTTATGGGAGCTAATAACTTCGTATTGTTCAAAGGATAATACAGGACTATTTATATACCAGGGGTTTCGGCCCCTGGTTTTTATTGTAAAAATTAAATTAAAATAAAATGAAAAAAAGAAAATCAATACTCGA